ACTAGTGTCTTATTAACGCTTAGAGTCTCGCTATGGTCAATGCATAACATATACCCTTTTGTTTCACTAGACGGTCTAAAGTAAACTAACGATACGTTATTTAAAGCAGGGTGTATTTTATCATGATAAGGAATTATTTCAATGAATGCTTCATTGTAATTCCTATCTATTAGATATTTAATTTGTTCTTGAGACTCTATTAACCAAAACATTTGTCGTAACCATTTTATTATAATATTTAATATAATTAAACTTTAGGTAATCTCCAAGTCTAGGTAGTTTTTTTCTTTTAGATGTTAACTCTACTGTGTTAAAGTTAACTCGTGCTACATCTTCTATATTACCGGTTAATTGCCATGTTAAGTCAAATGGTTCATATAACTGCCATAGTATTTGAGGATCTTTAGCTATTAATTGAGAAAATGTATCTAAATTAATTTCAACGTATTGTATTTCGTTTGTTTTTTTAGCAAATAATCTTCTAAATTCTCCATTCTGGTAATCTTGTTGTGTTGGTAATACTGGATTATAAGTAGGAATTAATGTTTTTGGAGGATCATAGATATTTATATTTTTTAAAGTAAAATAGTTTAATACCTCATCTGTGTTTACTTCATATTGATTAGATAAAAAATCAGTATTATCTAATGATAAAACATTAATGTTTATATTTGGGTTTGGTGTTGTATTAGTATCTTGGGATAAAGAAGTAGCAGGAATTAATTCAACATTAGGTCTATCATCTTGATTTCTACCTGTAAAATATTTTCCTGTTGATGTTTTAAAATAATAACCACTATAACCAGAATTATCTATACTTGATACAAATTCATCACCATTAGTGTATAGATTTGGAGTGATTTGAGATTTAGGATAATACATTTTATACTATTGGATAAGTTATTAATTTTCCTTGATTAGCTAAAGAAACAAAACTTGCAATTCGTTTACTTTCTATTTTTCCTCCTATTCTAAGGTGGAAGTGACCTCCAGTAGCTGCACTTGATGGGTAATCATATTCATTAATAAAACTAACTATTAAATTTTGATTACCAGCTGCAAATCCACCTAATATTGTATCAACTGCTTTTTTAGTTGCGAGGGTTGCAGGTGAAATTGCTATATCTAGTCCTTGTCCTGAACTGTGAGATGATTTATATTTTAAATTTTGATGATATCTGTCATTACCTCCAGTTATTTTTACTTGCAAAGTTGGTATTTGTTTTTTAATTTCTCGAAGTACAGAAGATGCATATCTTAATAATTCTGGGGTTATATCTCCACCATTTGATAGTTCTTTTCCTTTTTCTGTATAACCTAAAGATGTAAGTACTGCTCTTAAAGCATCAGCATTTGGGGTATTTCCTGTAAATGAAGATTGAGTTCCTCTAGTTTCATTTCTAGAAGCTTGTTCAACGGCACTTTCAGCAATTGATGAACCAAATGGGTTTTTTGGAATAGCAAATGAATCTAAAGTAGTAATCCATTCATTATTTGAAATAGTATTAGATATACCTTTAATAATAAATTCTAATGAACTTGGGTAATTTGTTGGTAAATAAGTAGTATCAATTATATATTTTTGATAAATTTTCATTCCTGAAAGTCCATCCATTGTTATAGATAAATCAAAAGGTAAAAATCCACTATTTGGTGAAGCAGCATTTTTATTTGTTTCTTGAGCTGCTTGTGTTTGTTTTACTTGATCATATTCATAAAAAGTAGAAGCAACATTTGAAAATGATGTAATTGCTTCTTGGTTCCATTTTGGTAAAGTTTGACCTTTCCATGAACCTAAATCTTTTAAAAATACATTAAAAGCGTTTATAGGTCCAGCATAATCTTTTAAAATAGAACCGGATGAAGGTGCTGATTTAGTAGTTCCTGTATTTTTAAGAGATTTTTTAAATCTATCTCTTAAACCAGCATTCATTACTCCTAAAGCTGTTGAATCTTGTCCTAAAATATAATTATTAGCAGCTGCTCCTACAGTAATCAAAGTAGCTAAATTAGGAGGTACTGTTGTTGTAAAATTTAAATCTCTAACAAAACCACCTGTTGAAGAACCACTTTCATCAAAATAATATCCTTGAATATTAAAATTAGCTAATTCTACTGATCCTGATAGATTTTTTATAAAGCTATCTTTATTAGGTAATATAACTTCATCTACAAATTTAATTTCATTAATTTCAGTATCTACTACAGGTGCTAATTTACTAAAACCACCAGTAGCATCATTCCATCCTCTACATAAACATTCTAATAAACTAAATAAAGGGACTTTACCATCTTTATTTTTTAAATTCTTCATTTGTTCAAGAATATATACTATATTAAAATAAGAATTCATTATATATCCATAACGATTTCCATCTACACTAGGAGCATAAAATGTATCAGCATCATTAGCAAATTGGATAAATCCACTTGGGGTATTAAATTTAACTTTAAATAAACATATGCCTGGATCTGTACTAATTTGTCTTCCTAACAAATATATAATATTTTCTCTTACTTTATTATTTATTTTTAATAAAGTTATTTGATTATTAATATCTTCATTACTACCCTCTATATCAGGAATTAGATTTTTTTCTATCCATTTTAAAAACCAACCTAATTTAACATAATATTGAGTAGCTCCTTTATCTTGATAAATTTGTTTAAAAAATGAAACACTATCTCCAGAATCTCTTCCACTATATTCTAAATTAGATTCTGTAATTACTGAAATTCCTTCTTTGCCACTAGCTAAGGGGGCTAATATTTGTTGTTTTTCATAAAACATTTTACCAATTTCATGAACATTAGCAAAATCTTTAATTACGGATTCTGGGGTTGGAGCTGGGGGTGTTGAGCCTGAAACAGGAGTTGTAGTTGAAGTATCTAAACTACCACCTGGTAGAAGAGCATTAGTTTTAAGTGATTCAATTACATCACCCATACTAATTATTTTTAAAGTAATTTCGTATGTTAAATCTTTAGTAAAATTCCAAGAAAAGTTAACTACTTTACCTATAAGAGCATCATAATTACCACAAGATTTTTCTCTTTTATCTTGAATTTTATTATAAATTGTATCATATTTTAATCTACCTAATAAAAATTCATCTGATAGACTATGTGGATTATCTTTTATGTAAACTCCATCATTGTCAAAATAAGAACTATTACCCCATTCTAATAACATTGAAAATCCTAAACGCATATATAACAAATCAATAACATCAAATTGTTGTCTATTATTTGCTTGAATTTTTACTTCTGCTGTTTTAATTGACCCACGAGTTTCAGTTTTAATAGTTGATGATTTAATACCAGGCATAGGGCGTAAACCATAATCTGTTCCACCCATTCCATAAGCATAATAATTATAAGGTTGATTTACATTTTCACCATTAATAGTTGATTTGCCATCCCATATACCACCTCTTGAATAATTATTACTAATAATTTCTCCACTACTACCAGTAACTGGTTTTTGGGTTGTAGTACCATTAAATAAAACATTTTCTTTAGCTAAATTAGAACCACCTACACCGAATCCACCTCTAATAGTACTATCTATTAAATCAACAGATGATACTAATCTTACCCAACCTGTTCTAGCATTTAAATAAGATAGTTGTTCATTAGTTCTATTTGCTGAACCATATACTTTTTGACGTTGGTCAATTTGTTTTACAATTATTGGATTGAAACCTTCTCCTACTATATTGGACATATTTAGGCATTTATTGCGTTAAAATTTCTTACTACATTAGAATAGTTTGCTGGTATTCGTATTTGGATACCTTCTGGGATTATTAATGTACTTTGATTTAGATCATTATTAGCAATTGAAATAACCCACCATAAAGAACTATCTTTATAATATTGTTGAGCTAAAATATCAAACCTATCACCTTGTGTTGTGTAAACATAAATATCATTTACAGATAATTGTACCTCAGGATATCTTGATGTTTGATAAACAAGATTTCCATCAATTTTTATTTTTGGTATGTTTTGATATCTATTCATTAATTAGGGTGTAATGGATGAGGTAGTTGAAGTATCCGGGAAGTTATAATTACTATCTTTATCCTTAGGACCATTTGCTAATGCTATAAATCTTTCTGGTCCATAAGATTCAGCAAAACCTGTAGCATCAGTTCCAAATGAATTGGATTGAAGTCTTGGAATGAAATTTTGAATTGGTGTAAAGTTAAATCCTGAAACTTTAATAATTTGTGTTAATTCTTTTACAGTTCCATCTTCGGAATCATTTTTTACTCCAATTCCTATTTCCCATGGACTTTCTTCACCCATTTCGTATGTTAATCCAGTTATAAAACCAGGTTGTTCATATAAATAACCACCAATTGTTAATTGTACTAAATTACCTCTCATATAACCGTTAGGACTGTAGTCTGGAGTTAATGTTGATGCAAGGAAATTTAATTTTTTATACATTGGAATAAGCTCCTGTTTTGATTGAGCAACTACCGTCCACGATAATGAAATTGTTCTGTCAAACCCACCATATGTATAGAATTTTTCACCTCTTCCTAAATAATTAAATCCACTCCATTGAGCATTATAAGAATCTGTTATAGGTCCTAAAAATGCTCTAAAATTCATAAATGTTTTATAAGCAGGAGCATCATTATCAATAACAGCAATTCTAAATTTTACAAAATCATTTGTTACATTTGCATTTCTTAAAGCATTTTCACTTCTATATATAGGTAATGAATTTATTTTATCTAAACCTGTGGAATAAGGACCCATTAAAGTACTTATATTTCCATATGATACACCTTTAGCATAATCTGCATAACTTTTATCTCCTCTTTGTCCTGGATCTCCTATATTTACTCGTTGAGTAAAATTAGCAGCACCATTAATGCTATAATCTTGAGAAAAAGGGGTTGCACCACTATCAGTAGCATTTTTTCCGTCTGTAGTTGTAACACCTAATTTTTCTCTTAATATTCTTCTAAAATCTTGAATTGTAGGAGAAGAAATACTACCTAATGATCCTGAGCTTTGAGATTCTTTTATTACAGGAAGTAATGGTGGTTGGTAATAAGGTGCAAATAAATCTGTAGAATTAAATGACCAGTTACCTGTGGATTTACCAACAGTAAAATTATTATTTTTAGTTGGATTTGTTAAAAAAGTTCTATTTTTTTCATTTTGATATCTTATACCTGTGTTTCCTACTCCTAGTAAAGAACCAGGACCACCAGTATAAGTCATAACATTTATACCATTGTTTAAAGTAGTTCCGTCTTTTTTAGTTCCATTTCTAGTGTTACTAGTTAAATTATATAAATTATATAATCTATTTTCAGTTAATGGTTTGGTAGAATTTACTTTAACATTATATAAATGTTCATTATTAATACCAGCAGCATATGCTCCTGTATCAGTAAATGGATTAAGACCTTGTTTATTTAAATGATAACCACTAGCTATTACACCCGCTTGTGCTAATGTGTTTAATGGTGAATATATACCTTCGTTTAATATACCACTTGTTTGTGTACGAACTGCTGTACGAGATAATAATTGTTGTTTAGCAATAAAAAGCAATCCGTTGGGTGACTTTGTATCAATAAACATTTTACCTAAACGTTTAATATCTGTTAAAGAATCTTTTACAGCGCCTATACCACCTCGTAAAATAAAATCTTCACGTGCTCCTAAATCATTAAAGCTATCAGGTATTGATGTTTGAATATAGGGTTGCCCACTATACCCTCCGCCAAGAGTATCCTTCCCATATCTTAGGGACTTAAGATCAGTCTTTAAGTCAATTAAACCCATTATTTAGGCAAATTGTCTGTGTATTTAATTGGTGTTTTTCCGTCTAAATCTAATTGTGAGGTAGCTAAATCTTTTTGGTAATTTGAAGTACCATCATATGATTTAGGTGTTTTACCATCTAAATCAAGTTGTGAGGTAGCTAGATCTTTTTCATAGTTAGAAATACCATTATATGATTTAGGTGTTTTACCATCTAGATCAGTTAATACTGAACCAGCTTTTGTTAATTTGTCTAATAGTCCCATTTTATTGTTATTTTTTATTATAAATATTAAATTATTGAACTCTATATGTTCCTACATTCATTGCTGTACCTACTTTAGTAGCATCTAAATATACATTTCCTCCTGCTTTTACAGCAGCTACAAGTTCTCTAAGTAATGCTGTTACTTCTTCACTTCCACCACCCAAATTAGTACCACCCATTATAACATCACCTTTATTGGCTTTTATAATTTGTTTTGAACCTGGGCGAATAATAAAATCATCGGCTTCTTCAGCATCTGCAAAGAAATTTTTATATGCTCCATATCCTGCTCCTAAAGCACCACCAATTGCTGCTCCTGGAACTGCTCCTATTCCTCCAAAAAATGCACCAATTGTACCTCCTATTCCTGCTCCTGTTAAAGCTGAACTTCCTATGTCTGTTGCTTTTCCAACATTTCTTGCTTTTGCTGCTGCTTCAAGTTGACCGGATTGTTCAAGTTCTTGGGCTTTTTCCATTTGGTTTTCAGTAGCATAATCTAATGCTACACCACCAAGTAAAGAACCTACTCCACCAGCTAAACCCTTAGCTATTTTTAAACCAGTGCCTCCCATTTTTAAAGCTCTCATATAAGCTTTAGGGTTTTTAAATAATGTTTTTGCTTGTTTAGCTAAAGAAGCTGGTTTTGCTCCTTTTCCTAATGAACCTGATGAACCTGATAAATCTGTATCACCTAAGCCACCTCCCCCACCGGCTACAATTACATGTAATGGTTTTAAGGCTGAACCATCCGGTTTCATTATGTTTTTTGTAAACATTGCTACTTTAAAAGCAACAAAACCAGCAAGTATTTTATCTAAATTAGGGATAACATATTTAGCTAATCCATCTGCAAGACCTGTTACAATTTTAGCAAATTTATCCATATTTTCAGGAGAGAAAAGAGATTTTGCTAATGGTGCAAAGGCATTTGCTATACTTTCTTTAGCTTGTTCATAAGTTCTATTAAGTTCTTGAGCAGCTTTTTGTTGTTTAAGAGTATCATCTATACCTTTAGTTTTAAAAGCAGCAATTGCTTCTTCTCTACTAACACCTTTTTCCATCTCATATGCAATTGCTTTTTCAATAGATGCTTGATCTTTTCCTAATTTATTTTGCAATTCCATAGATTCTTGCATTTGAAGTAATTCTTCTCTACTAAGACCTAAAGTTTTTGCAAATTGATCTTGTGCAATTACATTACCTTTGATTTTATCTTTATTTTCAGTTATTAAGCGCTGCATTTCTTTAGTCTGTGTTGTGACATCCCCTGTTAATGCTGCATATCTTAATTGTTCAAGATTTAAATCTGTATTTAATAATAATTCTGATTGAATTTCATCAGCTATACTTTCTTCAAAATTTAAAGTATTTTCTGCTGCTTTTTGTATTTGGTCTAAAGAAGCTCCCATTTTAGCTGCTTCAATAGCTGCTTTTGTTAGTTCAGTAGTTGAACCTTTTAAATTTACTCTTATAGAAGCACTAGATGAGGTAATGTTTTTTAAAACTTTATTTTCATTTACTGCGGCTTTATTTCTAACATTATATAAACCTGTTTGAACAGCTACATCTTTTGTTATATTTTCAAATTCAGTTCCATTTAATTGAGATATTCTATATAATTTAGAAGCTTCTTCACCTGAGAGACCTAAGTATGAAGTTAAATCAACATATGTTTTTAAATTCTTTTCGGATACACTAGCAAAAGTCCCAGTTTCATTATTTAAATCCGTAAAAGCTTTTTGTATTTCTTTTGAATTATAATATAAACCACCACTACTTGAAGCTATATCTCTAAAACTTTGTACTAAATTATTAGCTTGTGAACCTATAGCTATAAAATTTCTTCCAGCATCAGCAACATCGTCTTTAAATGAAAAAGCTATTGTTTTTAAATAAGTAAAAGATTTGCTTATTAAATTTACATAAATTAAAGGATCATTAAATGCTTGAAGTAATCCTTTACCTAATGATTTTGTAGCAGCACCTAATACTTTAAATTTACCTACAATTCCTAAAGTATTTGTTTCTGATACACCTAATGCTTTTGCTTGTTCTACAGCTGATTGTCTAGCATCTTCAAATACATCATCTAAACCACTTAATCCTAATTTAGATGCTAATTTAGATGCTGCTGAAAGACCAGCACCTGATAGTCCTATACTTTTATTTATATTTTGAGAATAAGAAAGTTGTTTTTTTAATTCTTTTTCATATTCTTTATTTTGTTCAATAATTTTATCGTATTCTTTTTTTAATTTACTAGCATTTTTAACGCCATTAACTTCAGCAATTTCAATTGCTGTTTTTATTGCTGCTAATTTTGAATTTCTTTCTTGAATTTGACGAGTTATATCTCGTTGTTTTAATAATCCATTTGATGCTTTTTCGTTTGATGATGCTAAATCTTTACTAATTTTACTTAAACCGTTAAGACCAGATTGAGCATCCTTAACCATATTTTTAGCTACATCTTCTCCTCTACTCAATGCTTCTTCAAAATAATCACCTATTTTAGATGATATATTACGAAAAGCATCTTCAACTACTCTTGCAGTATCTTGTGCTTCTTTTTTAATTCTTTTTTCGTTATCTAAAGCCATTAGTTAGGTATATGTTATAAATATTAAAGGCATCATTTCTTTGATGCCTTTGTTTTATAAGAAGGAATTGATGGAGATGGAGCAATTCCCGTATTTTTAGCCATTTTAAGATTTCTTATAGAAGTTTGTACTGAATCTTCTTGTGATTTTTGATTCTGAGATTCAAAGTAGTTTCTAATTTTACTAAATGTATATTTTCTTAACCATAAAGGCATATCGTATATAGTATTCCAATCATACCCTCCATTACCATGAAATACTATTTCATGGATTTGATTAAAAACTTTTTCTCTATATTCAGATGCCTCACTAGGCGTCAGGGAAAAAAAAATTTAATCCAATTGGAATGTTTATTTTTTCAGTTTCTTCATTTGATGTTTCTATTTCAAATGTTAAATCAACATCTGGTTGGATTTTACCAATATATTCTCTTAATGATCTAGAATCTTTAGCTAAAAGATAATTATCTACAAATTCACGAATTGTTTTTTTCTCATAATCACCATCAATAGATAAAATAACTTGTTTTAAACGAGTTGTTAATTCAGGAACACTATCTTTGTTAATTTTTTTAAGACCTTTTAATTCATCTTCAATTTTATTTTCATCACCTTCTGTTAAAAGTTTAAATGTAATAGGTGTATTAGAATGAGGTAAAGTAAATGCAAATTCATTTTTACCTTTAATAAAAATAGAATCGTCTAAAACTTTATTATCTAATTTAGATAAATCAACTACTTTCACTTCGCCTAAGTAATTAAAATCATAATCTTTACCATAACCTAAAATACGAGATGCTACTAACAATGCATTTTTATCACCAATTAAAAGTGTATTATAATCAAATTTAGTAACAATTAATGATTGTAGTAATTTATCAATTACTACACCTTTTACGATATAATTTTGATTAGTTAAGATATCTTCTTCTCTTGCAGTCATGTATTTCATTTCAACTTGACCAGATGATAAAGGATGTCCTTCGGGATAAACTAAACCTTTTGAAGGTAAATCTACCATTTCGGTAGGAAATTTAAATTTTTGTTCTTCCATAATTTTTATTTTTTATAACTTTGTTGTCATGTATAAATATATAAGAAAAAAAGAAGCTCGCAAAAAATGCGAGCTCTTTCAATAGTAATTTTGATTTTATTAAAAATTCAACACACAATAATCTGGTTGAACTGTCATTGTAATGTTTACAGCTGTATTTTCAGTATCCCAGTTGTAATCACCAAAGTTTGATTCAGTAATTAACGCACCTTTAATAATCCATTCTGATACGATATCACCTACTGGTCCTAATACGTCGAATGTTAAGTCTTTCTTATAGAAATCACTATAACCATCACGACCTGTTACTGATTCGTGGTGTAAACGTACCCATTCCATTACTGCCTGCGCACCTGAAGGTGTGATAGGATCAAATAATGTAAATTGGATAGTGCCCCAAGTTGTTTTACCTTTTACAAAACGTTGAACGTTAATGTGATTTAAAGGAACTGTACCTTGAGTTAATGTCACTGCACCTACACCTTTGATTTCGTAAGCAGGGATGCCATCAATGTACATGATGAAGCGATTCGCCTGTTTTGGTTCAAATGCTGTGAAAAATATTTCGTTTGGATCTAATACTGCCATTTTGCTTATTTATTATTTTGTTATAAATATCTATATTTTAAAAAATTACGCTGGGAAAACTGCTCCAGTTGGTAAGATGTTGAAATCCAAGTAAATGAATTCTGCTGTTCTTGTTGGTTGGATATAAATCTGACCTACCATCTGGTTTCTGTCAATTACGTCAGCTGTGTTATTTGAATCATCCATAATTACTTTAAAAGCATACAAACCTTGTCTTTGTTGTACTGATTCTAAGTATGGGTTAACTTGGCTTAAGAATTGGTTTCTTGTAGCGATAGTATTTTGTTCGAATACTAAGTTTTGAGCTACTTGAGAAATGTAAGATTTAAGAGCAATTAATAATCTACGAACGTTTACTCTATCTAATGCTGATGCTTTAGTTTGTAATGTTTTCTGTCCGTATACTACAACTCCTGTTCCTGGGAATGTTGCAATTGGATTAACTTTGTTTTGGTATAAAGTATCGCGGTTTGCTTGAGATAATTTTTTCTCAGCTCTAACTACACTACCTAATCCACCTCTGTTAATACCTGCTGGTGCAAACCAAGGTTCTGATACGTTATCGTTGTAAGCATAAACACCTGCTACTACTGTAGAAGCTGGTACCCAAACTAATTGAGCAGAATCTGGATCAATTGTTTGAACCCAAGGCCAATATGCTGCTGCATATGAAGTATTTTTAGCATTTGCTTGACCTGTTACTGTATTAATACTTGAACTGTAAGGTACTAAATCTACTACATAAACGTTATCACCTCTATTTTGTGTATTATTAATTGCAGTTGTTACTTGTGAAGCACCAATTTTAGCTTCCGCTGCAAATAAACCTGGTGTGATTAATACATTGTATTTATAATCATCAGCATTGCCTAACAAGTTAATCATGTTAGTATAATCTGAACCAGTTAAACCTTGAGTATTTGCTACTCCTGTTTTAATTGCATCATAATATTTCGCACCTGCTGCTATTGCTAATGAACCTGCTGCGCCTGTAAATGAACCACTTCCTGCTGCAGGTAATGAACCTGTAAATGCTGGTTTAGCTTGTCCGTTATTATCAAAATATAATGGAGTTGGTGTATTAACACTAGCTACATAAACATATCTTGAATTATTAGGATAAGTTCCATTTACTTCAATTTGGTTATCAGCAGCATTATATTCTCTATATTGATCACCAATTAATCTAGCTACATAATTTGGAGCTGTTGGGTCCATTGATAAATTAGTCCAAGTTTCTAATACAATAGGAGTATTTGCGTTATCATCACCTTGACGGATTAATAAGTTAAATGTACCTGCTGATGAATCTGGGTTTGTAATTTGCCATCTGATGTTATCTGTTGTACCTGAAGATAATGAACCACTAATATCTAATGAACTAGAACTGTTCATAACACCACCTTCAGATAAAGTAGTTAATACTAAAGCTTGAGCTAATGAAGCAGAGTTTAATATAGTTACTCCACCACCAACAGGACCAGTTACTGAAGCAGTTGCTGTTGTTGCTGGTGAAAAAGTACCACTTACTACTCTTGTTACTAATAATGTTTGACCACCATTGTTAAAGTAGTTAAAAGCTGCGATTGATGTAAAGTAAGTATAAACTTGACTAGCACTTAAAAAAGTTGTACCAAATTTGTTTTGATAATCGCTATATGAGCGAACAACTGTTGGGGTTTCAACAGGACCTTTTACTGTTGGGCCAATGATAGCTGCTCCAACGGTGATTGGTTGAGATGAAACGAAAGAATTGTCATTTTCTAACGCTAATACACCCGGAGATATTAATGTTTCTGCCATTTTTAGATTTGATTAATGTTTTGTTATAAATATGTAAGAAAACTTCAAAATGCTATTAAGAGATTACTTCTCCCGTAGACAAATTGATATTTCCATCACCATACTTTTGTTGTAATAAACTACCTAAATCTAATTCAGCTGCTTTTAATTTTGATAAATCTTCAATTAATTTTTCTTTTTGTAATTCTAAATCTTGAATGTTTATTTCAATAATTCCGAATTGTTCAACTAATTGTCCTCTTTTATTATCTAATTCTTGTAATTTTGATAACTCTTCTGATGTTAAAACTTTATTTTCCATGTTAATAAATATTAAGGATTTTGTTAATAGATTCAATTACTCGAGAAGAAGTAATTGTTTTTGTACATTCAAATTGTCTTGAAGTATTTTTGTGTTCTGGGCACCATTCCCAATCACCCGCATTTAACCAATGGCGATTAAAACATCCCGAACAAACATTTGTATCATAATTAAATATACGTTCGCAATCTAAAAATTCACTATATGGTTCGCTAAATCCTGAGATTAATATAGTTGGTGTTCCAATTGACCAAGATAACCAAGATAATCCACTACCTAATCCTATAAAAGCATCAGCGTATTTTATATCAATCATTCTATCTTCAATTGGATAATTACCAGTTTTGTTAATTACACCTTTTAATTTACCTCCTAATTTAGAATCATGCCAATTATCACCTAATTTTTCCTGAGTAATCATTACTACTTTGTAACCTTTACCATTTAAATAATCAATAATCGCTTGCCATCCACCTTTATGATTCCAATACTTAGCATGGGCTGAAGCATGAGGTGCTATAACAACATATTTACCATCAATTTGTTTTCCTTTATTAGGAATTGATACTTTAGGTTTAGTTTCAACATAATTTAAACCTAAAGTTGAACTAGATGTTTCACCAAGGGGATGTTGTTTAAACTCAATTGGAATTTTTGATAAATTTACTGTTTTATCTTCGTTATAATGCCATCCAATACTATACATGGCGTATAAATCAAATACTTCTGTTCCTGGTTTAACAAACTCTAATTCAGGATATTCTTTTTCAAACCATTCATTATGAAATGTTGAACATATTACTTTACAATTGTGTTTTTTTCTAAATTCGTCCACAAATGGAAACCATGCTAATGTATCTCCTAATGCTGATGAATCTAAATGAATATAAACACGTTTATCTTTAGCATCATAACTATGTTCAAATACTAATTCATTATTACTTTTATCATAAACTTCAATGCGCCAATCTACAAAATATTGAATACCCGGTTTAGTCCACATATTATTATTTATTGTGGTTTCATGGATAAGTTTATCTTTTTGTTTATCAAAAAATTTAACTAAATATGATTTAGATTCAGGGCCTAAAATTTCTAAAAATACTCCATTAAGAAAATGATACTTAAAAGAATGATTTTCTTTTTTAAATGGAACGTTTAGTTTAGTTGTATTGTTATATTCTTGAATTAAAACTTCTTTCATATAAATCTTTTATAAATTTCTATTATTTCTTTTGAACGATTAAACCATGATAGTTCCTGAGATGTAATTTTAATTTTTTCTCTATAGGATTCCCAATTTTGTATAATATCTTGTAATCCTTTGTTCATTTCAAAAATATTACGAGGAGCTCTCCAAGCACCATGAAAATCAGTATTGTGTTCCCAATCAGAAATAATAGGTAAACCAGCAGCTGCTGCTTCTACCATTGTTAAATTTGGATGTCCTGCTTCTAACATTGTTGGATGGATAAAAACATCATGTTCATGGTACAATTCTAATAATTTACTATTAGGAGTGTCAAAAACCAAACTTAGTTTAGGATAATTTAACATCCATACATTATTATTAAAAAAATGTGTATTATTATATGGTCCTGCAATTGTAATTGATAAATTATTTAACATTGCTAATCCTAAACCAAATGTAAATCCTTTTCTATCAAAAGCAGCATCTCCTGCTAAACCATTATTTGCTACCATTAGCAATTTTGGTTGTATTGGTGCTTCTTTTTCAATAGGATAAAATTCATCTATGTTTACACCGTGAGAAAAATAAACACATTTATCATTTTCAAAATAATCAACTAAAAATCTAGCAGGCATTAAAGATATAAGTGAACCTTCAATTGCTTTTAAATTTTCTTTATAAACATGAGAATTTTTACCATAATAAAAAGCATGGTGATCATGTAATTGATAAATGTATGGAATACCTCTTTCAGCTAATTGAATTGCTAAATTAGCTACGTGACAATGGATTATATCATATTCTCCAACATTAATATGACCAGCCATTTTAATATCTACTTCATGTCCTAATTTCTTTTGGTTTTGGGTAAATTCCCATACTATTTTTTCAATAGCACCCCATGATGGTGGTGGAATAGGAATACCACAACCTGGATCGACTTGACAAATTTTCATTATGTTGTAAATATTAAAGGATTATCAGTTGAAGCATCTTTGATTGTTTGTTCTATAATACTATAACCTGGTAAATGCTTTGTATAAATTTTTTCCGCTGTTCCTATTTTTAATTGAGCAACATTACACATCCATAAATCAATAGCATCCCAAGGTAATGTTTCTAGTAATTGCTTGATTTTTTTAGTTTTAATATTGTTGATTAAATATGATTGCGCTGGTATAAACGGTGTTACATTAGTATAAATGTCCTCAATTTTGGGGCCATTTAAATTTCTATTTTGCCACGGATTACCAAAACCAATTACATCCATATCTGTTTGATAAGATATTTTATTAAATCTAAGTAATGAATCGTATAATTCTTGATAATCACTATCAACTATAACATCACCTTCTACAATTAATACAAAATCATATTCGGTATTATCTTCAGCGCATATAGCATTTTTATGAGCTAAATAACACCCATAATGTCCAGGAGCTAATTTGTAATATCCTGGTTTATCTTGAATAACTTCTGGTCTAGCACAATTTTCTCTTGGTGGTAATTCTTTCCATATAGTATTAATACGTTGTTCGTATTTAATACCAGTTTTATCACAAAAATCTTTAATATTAATTATTGAACGAATTTCTTTTTCATTAGTTTCAGGTTCAGTAACTAAATGCATTAATTTGATTTTTGAAGTATGATTTTTTATTTCTAAAAGACCATTAAGCTCTAAATTATCTAAAGTTAAAATTTTATTATCTATACGTTTTAAACTTTTATTATCAAATATTTCAAATTGAATTTTACAATTATCTACTATTGGTAATACTTTATGATAATCTAATTTACTTTCAACATTAATTTCTTCATTACATACAATTTCATCATTTGAAAAAACAGATAATTTAATAGTTCTACTTTCTTTACTATTAGAAATTCTAATGTATGGAGCAAATGTGTTAGGAACGTTAGTTGGTAATACTGTAAAATATTCTACTTGTGAAAAATCATCATGCTGGAATGTTTGGATGATTTTATGTTCAAATTCTTCTTGTGATTCGTAATGTATATTATTTTTATGTTTTTCAAATACATGATACCACATATTTTCTAAACCATTACTTTCGCTTCCCCATAGTTTATAAAGTATTTCATAATCTACAACGTTGGAAATTTGAGGAATTGTATTTAAAAAGAAATCTGTATGGATTCCAACAAAGTAAGTATATAATGTATCACCTTCATGTGCTTTATATTTACCAAAAAATGCTTTTTTAGTATTTAAAACACTAGAAATATAATCTACATAATTTGTATTTTTTAAAATATAATCATAATTAAGGAAAAATGCTTTTTTATATCCTAAATTTTTAGCTAACGCGGCTCCATTATAATAATTGGAATAAACACTAGGACCATGATAAACATCATTATTATTACCTCTTAAATTAACATGGACTTTATGATCACTATGATCAGCCCAGTAATTACAGTAATATGAGTGTTTTGTAATAATATTATTATTATCTATTACAACATAATCTGCTTTTTTAGCAATACTTTCTGGAACTGGGATATGTGAAGTAATTAATACTTTACGTCCTGTTGCCTGAATTGCTTCTATTGAGCTTAAGGTTGTTTGAGTAATTGCATCACTTATAGGATATGTTGAAATTATAAAAATTTCTGCGTTTGGATTTGATTCAGTTAAACCTAATTTATTAGCAATTTTATCGTGATTGTATTGTAAATCATTAAATTTTAAATAATCAATTGTATCAAATTTATCAAAATAATTTAAATAAACTGGAAGATTATATATTAATGTTGGAATTTTATTTGAAATTGCTTCACGAATAACCAAAGGCATTGTTTCTTTATCTTTATCGTTTCCATGAGATGTAAATAAAAATAAATCCATTGCTTGGTAAAAAGCTTCAACGTCTGTTCGTTCATTCCACCATGTTAGATTTGCAGGTTTTTCGTTCATTAATGGTTCCCAATACCATTTAAAATTATCTGCTTGATTACCTAAACTATGAAATTCTACATCAGGGAATTGACGAGCATATTCAAAAAATTCGGATTGGTTTTTACGAGCTGTATACAACCCCACGTGTAATACGTGTTTTTTAGTTGTATCTAGTTGTAATACACGCAATGCCTCTTCACGGTTGGGACGTTCTATATATTCAATAGGATATTCAACTAATACGCTAGGAATGTCAATGTTTTTATATTGGTTAATTTGCCAATCCGATACAAACATGAATTTATCGGGAAAGAATTTCTTTTGAGTTGTATCGTAAGATGAATCATGAGATGTTTCTACAATAATATAATTTCTATCTTTATTATATATTTGTTCAGCAATTTTATGATCCATAAAATATTCAGGAATTTCTTCCAAATGAATAATATCAGGTTGGACCTGATTAATAATATCAATTAATTCTTGTTTATTTTCACCTAATGTAAAAAATCTATTAGGATTAACTAATTTAGTAATTTTATTGCGAGTAACTACTAAACGACCTCCTGTACAATCAACCCATTCTACTAAATAGATTTCAAATTCATCTTTTAGTAGTTCTATTTTTTTAGTTAAATATTGAGGGAGTCCACCGGTTGATAGATGAGGAGCAACATACAACAATTTTTTCATAATAACTTATTTCCAATAAATATAATAAAAAATATTTAGGATTCCTAGTTATATTAAAAATTTTTATTTTATAGGTGAAATACAACATCAACTACAGAACCAGTTAATCCTGTGGGAGAATTAGCCCTCATATTTTCATTACCATATGTGGTATAATCAAATATTTCTTGGGATGGACCAGCGTTTGCCATGTTGACAAAGTTCATAAGAAGATTACCATTTATAGTTAAATCAACAAAAGCATCTCCGGTATACATAGGGTTTGTATCTACTTGTAGATACCAATTTAAACCATATATTAAAGGTGTTGTAGGATTTGTTGCTTGTAACTGTCCAGTAGATTGATTACCAAAGACCACACCCCCATTTGAACAATAACTATATGTTAAAGTTGTATCCCTAAATTCAAAAAGATAGATAAAATCATAATCTGGTTGGGCTGGACATTGATTATCAAACGTCCATAAGGATGAGTATTGGCTATTATTACCATAAAAATATGATACATTTCTAAAACTATCAAATTTGTCAGGAGTTGAAGCTAAATTAGCAACACTAAATATACCATTATTTCCTTTATTTTTTCCCCAAGTGTTAAAAGAAATAGCAGCAGATCCGTTCGGTCCATCAAAATAACTATTACCAAATAATCTATTAACCCTAGTAGCTGAAGGGGTATTTACTCCATTTGCTTCTAAGTAAATATCGTTAAATCCTATTGGTGAAGAAGGTGTTGCCATTTATTTATTATTTAATTGATTTTGTAAATCTTCAACCTTTTTATTTAATTCTTTAATTGCTTCAATTAATAGAGCATTTAAGTTACCATATGCTACTGATTTCATTCCTGTTTCTGGATCAGTATGTACTATTTCTGGTAATACTGCTTCTACTTCTTGTGCAATTACACCTGCGTGTCTGTCATTATCGTTAGTATCATCTGTTCTTATAAATGTTACACCATTAATTTGGTTAATTTTATGTAATGCATCTTCTATTAATTTAATATCACCTTTTACTCTTCTATCTGAGAATGCTTGGATATCATTAGACGCGTATATAGATACACCACTTACGTTTGCATTTACATGTAATGGATATGATGGAGAAGCTGTACCAATACCAAATCTACTATTTGTAATATCAGCGTATAAGAAACTTGTACTTTGTACTGTTGTTCCACTTACTGTGTATACTATATAGTTTGGTTGGTTATTAAATACACCACCACTAATACCTGAAGTACCGCTAATAGTAACACCTGCTGAACCTGCTGATCCTGAAGTACCTGAAGTACCTGATGCTGCACTGTTTCCACTAGCACCTGTATTACCACTATTACCTGCTGATCCTGAAGTACCTGAAGTACCTGAAGCTGCACTTAATCCACTAGGACCTGCGCCTCCATTATTACCTGAAGATCCGTTTGAACCTGTAGTTCCTGATAATCCTGATAATCCTGAGTTGCCTGAGTTACCGGCAGCACCATTTGATCCTGATGAACCTGTAGAACCTGAAGTTCCGCTTAATGCACTTGCACCTGCGTTTCCAGCGTTTCCTGAAGATCCGTTTGAACCCGTTGTGCCTGAGTTACCTGAGTTGCCTGAGTTACCGTTATTACCGTTGTTGCCTGAAGATCCGTTTGAACCTGTTGTTCCTGATAATCCTGATAATCCTGAGTTGCCTGAGTTACCTGCAGCACCATTAGATCCGTTTGAACCTGTAGATCCTGAAGTACCTGAAGTTTTGCTTAATCCACTATTTCCTGCGTTTCCAGCGTTGCCTGAAGATCCGTTTGAACCTGATGAACCTGAAGTACCTGATGCTGCACTTACACCTGAAGCACCTGCGCCTCCATTATTACCTGAAGATCCGTTTGAACCTGTAGTTCCTGATAATCCTGATAATCCTGAGTTGCCTGAGTTGCCATTGTTACCTGAAGTTCCGTTTGAACCTGTAGTTCCATTAGTTCCTGAGTTGCCTGAATTGCCTGAAGCGCCATTATTGCCTGAAGTTCCGTTTGAACCTGTTGTTCCTGATACTCCTGAGTTACCTGAGTTGCCTGAGTTACCGGCAGCACCATTACTACCATTTGTTCCTGATGAACCTGTTGTACCTGATACTGCGCTGTTTCCACTATTTCCGGCGGCACCATTATTACCTGAAGATCCTGAAGTACCTGTTGAACCTGATGTACCGGATAATGCACTGTTTCCACTGTTACCTGCAGCACCAT